GCCCCGTCCCAGGACTCAAGCACAGCGGTTCGGAAGTTGATCCCGAGGAGGACGATCCCGATCGTGCTGTTCTCAAACCTAGCCTCGGTGAGCCCGCCGCCGATGTCCCAGGCGATCACGTTCTCAGTCGTGTCGTTGCTCCGCCATGTCGAGCGGGGAGAGGGCGCGACCGAGGGCAGAAGCTGTCGGATCGGGTAGTCGTAATCCGTCGAGGATACCCACCTCTCACCGTAGCGAGTCGGGCCGGAAACCGCCGCGATCCGAGTCTTGTCTACAATCTGTGAGGGTAGCGTTGAATAGCTCTTCGGATGGAGGTCTTCGGGCGTGTTCCACCCTCCCGCGTAATCATTGGACACGGGAGCCCATCGACCGGGCCAAAAGCAGTAGCCGACCATAGGCCAACGACTTGTATTGCTTCCGAGGTGCGAGTGCCCCCACTGGATCCGCGATGCGTCCGCGCTTGCTGTTGAACTGAGCGCCCCGCCCGGACCTTCGGCCCAATCCCTGTAGGTTACGTTTGACCGATAGGCCCACCAAGTCCTGATCTTGCCCTGCTCCATCGCTACGCGAATGTGGATCTGTTTAGTAATGTCGGTGGTTACGGTGCTCCCGATCTTCGCTGCGGCAACGTCATAGAGCGCCCACCCAGCTGAAGACACGTTGATCACGATCTCCCACTTGTTCGCCCCGTTACCAAGCAGGACTAGGGCTCCGATCTGATTCGTCGCGGTGTCGCCGTCTCCGTCGTCTACCTCAAGAGCGAACTCGGCAAAGATTCGATCTGTGTCGTCGTCTCCTGACATCTCGCGATAAAAGAACCGCTGAGCGCCCGCCGTCACGATCGCAAGCTTGCCACTTGCTAGGGTGTCCGACCCTCCGCCCGAAGCTGTCCAAGCGACGTCCGAAGGGTTCGCGACAGGAAGCCACGACCCGCCCGAGATCGCCCGCGTCGAATCCTTATTAAACTCGCAGTACTCGGTGTCGAAGAAGCTCGTGACGCTCTCGCCTGCGGGCGCTGTGTGTGTAGAGAACCCGCCGAGATAAACAGCGGCGAGGGACTGCGGATCTTCGTCCGCTGTCTCGGAGTGCCAGCGAGCCAAGAGCACCGCTTGTCCTGCGATGCTCTCCGCGCTGTAGCTGTGAAAGTGTCCGTTGGCAAAGTTCCCCGAGAAGAACCCCCCATCTCCATCGAACTGCTCCCAGGAGTCGCCCGCGTCGGTCGAGCGCATCGGAACCAGATCGCTCCCCGTCGCGCTCGGGATTTGCGTATAGATAAAGAAGACAACTCCACTGTCGTTCCGCCACGCCGTCCCGCCCGGCTTATATGCGATCGAACACCCGCCCGAAATCACCACAGCGGGAACGTCTGTCGCCTTCTCAAACGCCGACCCGATCCGCCTCGACCTGTACTGCCCCGATCCCGACGTCGGCGTGTGGTGATAGGTGATCAAGAACGCGCCGTCTACGTCGACAATATGGATCGCAGACGGGCGCTCTTCTGAGCCTGCCGCCGATGTCGTCGCCATCCAATCCGCCTCGACCTGGGTGAACCTTGTGCCCAGATCGTCGCTGGCGTACTGGGCGCAGGTTCTCCCGGTGCCCACCGCTTCGTATTGAACGAGCAGCAAGACCTCTCCCGCGCTGTACTCCGCGCGAAGTTGTCGAACGTCGGCGTTCGCTACTGCGACATCGAGGCACCGATAACTGTAAGAAGCCCAGGTCGATCCGTCATCATCTGAGAAGTACACGTCGACCTGTACGCCAGTCGAGATGAACGCAAGCACCCGACCGCTTGGAAGTTGGCACAAAGCCGGGCCAAGCTGGGCGGTTGCAGTATCCGGCGTGAACGTGCCCGCCGTGCTCCACTTCGTTACTGCGTCGGGATCGTATCGCTTGACGGTTTGGGCAAAAGTCGTCTTGTCCTGCAATCCGAGCGCAAGCAGCTTGCCCGAGTCGAGCCGGATTAGGTCGGGGTAGGCTGAAAGCTCCGACGCATCGCTTGACCAGAACAGAGACTCCCACCCCGAGAGGATCTGCGGACCGTCCCAACCGAACTCCTCGGGCTCGGCCTCGCTTGCGTCGTACCAGAGATAGCCCGCCCGCTCTAGTCCAGGGTGACCGGCTCGCACGCTGTGGATTCCTAGCTGCTTCCGCGCGGGCTGCTCCCCGCTAGCCTGGAGAACCATCCGGGTGCTCTGCGACGCGACTGGTACACCGGGCTTCGGGTCGGCTTGGTCGTAGTTGCTTGGCGCGGTGGAGTGATCCTCGGCGGTTAGGTTTAGAAGGTTGAACCGCTCGTCAGGAATCAAGATCCCTTGATAGCGTGAGTTGACGATCTCGGACATCAGGAACTCGCGAAGGGATTGTGCCGACCGAGGGCTCGGGGGCGGGCTGCTCGGAGGGCGTCTGTGAGTGGGCCTTGCTTGGTGCGGAGGTTGTCGCTGAGCATGGCATCAACGACACGAGAGCGAACTTGGAGCACAGAGATCACGGGTTGCTGTCCACCGCTGCCCCTGTTGAGATCCCTAACGCCATCCTCACCGCCTGCCGCTGCTACGCCCTGCGGGGAGAGCACAGCTTCGGAGCGGAGTAGCCTAGCGGTGATCTCGTCGGGAGCACCCATCGACACCATCCCGCCTGAGTGGAAAGAGGGCGGAGGCTCGGCGGCAATGGCTGCGATCTGAATCCCACCGAGGACCCCAGCCAAGACACCCATCGGAATAGTTGCGGGCGGGCCGGGCGGAGTCGAGAGGGCGGTTGCGACAGAGACTGCGGTCCTGATTGAGGCCTCGGCGATTGACAACGCCTTCGACACTCCGAACGCTTCTAGGGCAGCGCGCTTGCGTTCTTTGAGTTCGTCGCTCAGGGCTTGCTTTTGTTGGGATAGTCTCCGCCGCTCTCGGTCGGTGGTCGCGCTTTCGATCCGCCCGGTGAGGTCTTCGATCTCCGCTTCCGTCGCTGCGATGTCTTCCGCGATCCCGCCCGCGACTTGATCGATGATCCCACCGATTGCGCCCGCGATGTCTGCCGCCGCCGCCGCGTAATCCTTGAGCCCAGGTCCGGCGGTAGCGGTGATCGTCTGCGTTGTGTCCTCGGCGCTCTTGCCCATCCCGCCGATCGCGTCGCTCGTCTCGTTCGCTGCGTCGGTCGTGTCGCCTAACTTCGCCTGGATCTTGTCGAGCCCGGCGAGGAATGCCACCGTTGAAGCGTCGATGTCAACCTGAGCCGCGCCGAGGTCCCTGATGCTCTGCGCAAACTCGTCCTCCGCTGCGCCGATCTTGCTGATCATCTTCTCGGCTTCTGCGAATTGCCCCGTCATCGCGAGGAAGGCAGCCTTGAGCCGGAGGGCGGCAACCGTCGCCGCATTCATCGCAGGCTGGATCGCGGCCATGCCCTTGAGCACCTGATTAGCAGCGAAGGCTCCGGCGGGAGCGATGCCGTTAAGGAACACGTCGACGAAGACCTCTCCGAACTTCTTGACGTCGTTCGTCTTTCGGAACTCGGTGATCATCTTGAAGGCGAGCTTGGCGACCTCCGTTATCAGCGGGATGATCGGCGCGAGTGCTTCAGTCTTGAGCCCATCGAAGGCACGCTTGGCAAGCGTCACCGCATCGGACATCTCCTCGGATTGCTTGGCTACCTTGTTTGAGATTAGCCCGGCGTCTTCGATCTGTTGCGCCGCGTCTCGGATAGCCTCGCCACCCTGAGCGAACGCGCCGGCCATCTGGATCCCGGATTCCTCAAAGATCGCGTTGAGGACTGCGGCCCGCTCGGTCTGCGAGCCCAGCCCTTTCACACTGTCCGCGATCGTCGCCATCCGCTCCGGCAGCGGGAGGGCTTCTAGGTCTTGCCACGTGAGCCCGAGCTTGGCGAAGGCGTCGGCGGCAGGACCGCCCGCACCGGATGCAACCTGTCCGATCCGAAGCCCGAGCTTCTTGATCGCCATCTCGGTCTGCTCTGCGCTGAGCCCGCCCAACTCAAACGCGCCTATGACCTTCTGCCACTCCTCGGCAGACGCGCCCACCGCTGCGGCACTCTTCGCGATCTTGTCGGCCTTGGCAGCTAGATCGAGCGCAGCCTTGGCCGTGGCGGCATACGCTACAGCAAGCGCAGCAACCGCCGCCGCTGCGGCCAGTGCTCCAGCCTTCGCGACCTTCGCGGCTTCGGCTCCGGTGATCCCGGTCTTCTTCGCCTTCTTGTCGGTCTTGTCGAACTGTTTACCGACCTGGGCTAGAGCCTTCTCAAGATCGGTAGTGTCGCCCTCAAAGACGAATTTGATCTGTTTGTCTGCCATCAGTCAGCCCCGAGCCAGAAGTCTAGCCCCGCCTCGGTAGACCCATCACGCCGCATATCTCGACGCAGAGCGGCCTGAGAGGCTGAGGACTGGCCTCCGCTCTTGCGCGGGTGTGTCAGCATCCAAACCTCTAGCAGGTCGCCTAGAGAGGCGGGGCGGGCAAGGGCTCTTCGGAGGTCTGAGTCTGTCATCTCTCCGCCTTTCCCTGAGCCTGCGACTTGGTCGGTCGCGTGGGTGAGCTGCCAGTAGGCTAGCAGCCTCTGCTGATTGTGCGGGTCCTGTTTCCAGTACCCGTCCGGATCCCCGAGTAGCTGCAATCCTATGTCGAGGCGACACAAGTCTGGGAAGCCATCGGGGCTTCGCCAAAATCCTTCACTTCCTCCGTCGACATCAGCACCGAGCCCATCTTCTTCGCGAGTTCCGCAGCCCAGGGTGCGAGGTGCGAGGCACCACCGAAGCCCTCCTCGTGGAACTCCTCCAGCACTTCGGACCCGTAGTCAAGCCACGACTCTCCGCGCTTCGGCTTCGGGGTGGAGAGGGTTAACTCCTCATCCCACCAAGCCGCGCCGACTAGAGCAGCGAGGGCGTCGATCGAGCCTTCAAAACTGAGCCCGTCCGACCCGGTCGAGAAGGTAGCTAGAAGCTGTAACAGCTCCACGACCTGTCGATCGTTTGGCATGCGGAACCAGCGAGGATCCATTCCGTCCGCTTCGACTTGGAAGTAGATCGGGTTCACCTCGCCGTTAGGCTTTCTTGGTAGCTCGCGCTTTACTCTTCGCATCTGTCTTGCCCTTCTTCTTCGCCTTCGGCTTGATCGCTTCTAGCTCTTTGATCCGGTCGACCCGCAAGCGGCGCACCCCATCAGGGAAGCACCACTTGCCACAGGCCTTGCGGAGGTCGTCGAGTTCCGACATTAGCTGACCGAGCTTGGGTAGACGCTGTAGGAGGTGAAGCTGATCGAGATCTGATCGGGATCACCCTCCGAGAGCGAGCCGGTCACGACGCAGTAAGGAAGGGTGAGGACGTGATCGGATGCGTCCCCGTGGTCGGTGCCTTCGATCGTCCACTCTAGGTCGAGAGTGAAGACCTCGCCATTCGCGCCCATCGTCGATACCCAGCTAGTTCCGACCTCGCCCGTCTGGGTGATAATTTCGCTCAAACTCGCGAAAGAGGCGTCGCCCAAATCTCTGAGCATCGCGGTGAAGGATCCGGTAATTGGGGCGTCGTCCGAATACCTCAGCGAGGGAGGCGAGCCAAGCGACCCGCGATCGAGCGGGCTGATCACGGTCGGTCCCGGGATGCTGATGTTCAAGTCACCAGCTTCAAAGGCCACGGTATAAGTTGACGCTGCGGCATTGTCCGAAAACTTGATCGTTCCGTCCCGCTTAGTTTTGACAATTAGTGACTCGGCCATGATCTAACTCCTATCGGGCTCGCAAGCGGTCACGCTCACGGCTCCTTGTGTTCTGTCTAAGGAAGCCCGCAGCGCGAGCCTGGAAAAGTGTACCTGCGGGACTCTCGGTCTGCCCGACAATCGAGGGCAGGAGGAATTGCCCGACGCGACCGAGAAGCCCCGAGGTGCTTGGTGTAGTGGTTTCGACTGCCGCTCTGATCTGTGACCATGCCGAGCGCAGGAGTTCCTCGGACTTCGCCGCGATCTTGAGATATACAAAGTCATCCTCTGCGGCTCCTGCCCTGCGAACGTAGGCGGCATATTCTCGCGGGTTGCGGATCGTCCACTCTAGGCCCTCGGCGGTGATATCCCAGTCGGCCTGACTCGCGCCGGTATCGACGGGCCAGATGAAGTCCACAAACTCACCGAGTTGAAAGCTTATGCCCTCAACGATGCCCCAGATCGCAGAGCGAGCGCCGGCGGTGAGCTTCGCTGTGGCGATGCCCTGCTCGCGTAGGCGTGCGCCGACGTTGATCGAGATGTCGACGGATCCAGAGGTTCGGGTGTTCTCAGCCACTGAGATCCCTCGTAAGGCTGGCGATCATCTCCTGGGACACGATCTCCATCTCTTCCGCGAAGATCTCAAACGCCTCTTCGGCGGCACTCCCCGAGGGCTTGCCGGAGAGGTGTACGTGCTCGGCGTAGTAGTTCCCGCGCTTGTCTCGGGCATCGTTAAAGACGACCGCAGAGATCCCACGCTGCCGAGCCTTCCACCCTCGCAGGCTTCGACCGCTGCGCCTGCCGCCCTTAGTGCCGAGCGGCACGTAGTAGTCGTTCCCCTTCGCGCTGCGCTTGCGCGTGCCGATAGGCCACGGGTCGCCGGGGCGCTGCCCTGTCCCGCGTAGCTTGTCCTTGAATCGGGTGAGGCCTTCGCCGAGTGCTTCGGTGAGGTCGGACCAATTGATCTCTTGGGCGTTGTCAATGGCATCCTGCAAGCCTTCGACATCGACCTCTAACAGCGTGTCGCTCATAGCTCGATATCCGTGTCAAGCCGGAAGCGCACCGATCCGAATAGCCACTCTCGCGACTCGTGGACGGTGAAGGAAGTCGAGACGTGGTGGGCGCTCCACTGCTCCGAGCGTGAGGACGTGTCACCCTCGATCGCCTGGAGTGCCGCTAGGGCATCGGCTAGCGCCACGTCCCTAGTCGTCTTGTAGTTGTGGACATCCTGAGCCCAGACGCAGAGTAGATCGATCTCGTAGCGTGCGCGCTCGTGTCGGTCGAAGCGGTCGCGGTACTGTCCGGTGTTGGCGATCGTAGTCGGGAGCACAGAGAACGCGCGGTTAAGCGCCGCCTCGGGTGCCCACCTAGGATTGAGCAGTTCGGCTGACTCGAGGAGGCTCGTCCCGCCCTCGACAATCGCCGCGACGTTATCGAGCACTTGGGCGTGTGTTAAGACCACAAGGGAAGGCTCCCGGTCTGGACGCCTGGGCCACCCGTGTACAGCACCGACTCGGCTCCCGCTTGCTCGGTGCTATCGGCGTCCCCGTCCCGGTCGTAGTCGTAATCAAAACTGATTGACGCCCACTCGGTCGCGAACATGTTTTGATAGTCCTCCGCCAGCTCGGCGTACTTGCCATCACCGGCTGCGGTATGCCCGTCGCGGAAGATCAGCTCCAGCGACTTGAACACGAGAGCATCGTGGAGGGCGAAGGGCGAGAGGATCAGGAACGGCATCCGGCCCGCCTTGAGCAGCATCCGCACGATCACTTCCCAGGCGGTCGTGATGAAGTTGTCGGCGTCGTTCCCGGTCGCGATGAGTCGAGACAGATTCTGATGCCGGGCTTCCAGGTCAGCCGAGACTACGGTGGGGAAGAGGTTGGACCGGACGAGCGATGCAGCCCGGACGAACTTGACCGCAGGGTTACCGCTGATCACCAGATCCCACTCGACCCGCCACCCGTCGCCGAGGCTCTTAGTATCGGGCAGGTCCACCGCTGCGATCGTATAAGTCGCGATGTCCGCCACCACTGCCACCGCTGCCGCGTCCACGACCTTGACATTGCTCCCGTCGTAGATCGTCACCGTCCCCGAGTCGGGAGCGATCAGTGTTCCCGTCGTGTCGAAGATCTGAGCCTCGATCGGGTTCGCCTGCGCCCTGACAATAAACTCAGGGTAGGGTGCGTGGATGCGGTAGAGGGTGGCGTTGGTGGTCATTAGCTAACGGCTCCGGTCTGCGCGTCGACTTCTGCCGATGCGAGGGTAGAGCCGTCCGCAGCGAACCACGAGATCGACCACGTCGTAGGGGGATCGGTGGGCTCGGTAAAGTCGCCGGTGATCTGACTGGTTGCCCAGCCGTCCACCTGTGACCCGACCTGCTCGTAGCCGATTGCATATGCCTCGTCTGGACCGATCATTCTGCCCCCAAGGTGACGACTCGGAACTTGTCGACGGTCATCGTATGTGCATTGGTCGCCCCGTTGTAAGCGACGAACTGGACCCACATATTCGACGGGAGCCAAGTGTTGCTCGCGTCGGTGGTGCCCCGGTAGCTGTTGCTCGTGACCTGGGAGCGCCACTGAGCCTCGCCCATCGGATCGGAGAACTCCGAACCGTCGCGAATCGAGCACACCAAGGTCCCGCTCGGAAAGGCGACGATCTCAAAGAGGCTAAACGTGTCCGGCATCTCTGCGCTATTGAGAGCAGTCCACCCGGTGCCGGGGCTATTGCTAACCCTGTATCCGGCGTGCGAGCCGCCCCAGATCGACGAGGAATAGTGTCGCTCGATGCTCGCCGTGTAGGTCGCCGCTGCTCCGACGAGCATCCCGTATCCGTTATTGTCCTGCGCTGCGCTCCCCGAGATGATCGCCTGAAAAGCAATCGCCTGTAGGTTACTCGCGTTCGGATAAATCGGAGTCGATGACGGATCCTTTAAGGAGCAGTAGAGCCGGGGACAAGTCTGGGTTGAGTACCAGTAAGAAGCGGTGGCGGCATCCGGTGCCATCTGCAATCCGCTCCCGTTGATCTCAAACGCGGACGCGTTCCCGGCATTGACCGCACCCCAAGCCGCCCCGGAGACTCCATGCGGCGAAGCGTTGGAGGTCCAGTCGTGAGCGGGCTCGTCTGCCCAGGTGACCGAATAGCGCTCCGTCCAGCTCGACGAAGCGACAGCACCGCTGCTCGTTATGCTTCCTCCGATCGGCATTATCTAAACCAGATCACAGAAGCGTTAGGAGTTCCCGAGGCCGACTTGATCTCGATCCCGAGGTCGTCGCTGAGGCCGGGCGGAGGTGGTCGAAGTTCCCACCCCGAGCCCGCCGGCACGTTCTCTTCGTTAGCCCCTGCGATCCGAACCGTGAACCCGATCGAGGAGTCGTCGAGGGTGACCGAGATTGAACGCGCCCCGTCTTCCAGCGTGATGCTGGCTCCGTAGGCGGTCGTGAGTGCCTGAGTGGCTGAGCGATAGAGCGACATCGTTTAGGTCAGGGTGGCGACTGCGCCACTAACGATGACTCCGCCGGCCCGAGCCTTCGCGGTGAGCACGATTCCTGAGGAGGTGTCGACCCAGTAGACGACCTCGCCCTCGGCTACATCCCCGTCTGCGGGCTCGGTGGTGTTGCCCTTCATGTAGATATTGCCGGAGTTGTCTACCTTGATTGCGCTGTTGAGCGTCTTCGTTCCTTTTGCCATTACAATGCTCCCTTATGAGGAGGCCGGGCAGCGAGCCCGGCCATTGATTTAGCGGTGATCAGCTCTTGCGCTTCACCCCGTCTACTACGTAGCGAGCCGCAGCTCGCACTTTCTTTTCGGCTTGTTCCTGCGAGATCTTGCCACGAGACTCGCGGACGATCCGCCCGGTCATCCGGTCCATCGACTCACGCACTCCGCGCTTCTCACCCGACATCAGCGGCCTCGACTTTCTTGCGTGGCTTGCGTGTCTTCGGCTTGTCGCCGCGCATCGCTGCTAACAACTCCTCGGCTTGACGGAGGCGACCCGCTGCGATCTGGTTCGCTGGGTTCACCGATACGGCACCTTGGAGGCGTTCGACTTTCTTCTCTATGTCGTGAAGCTTGATCTTCTTGACGTTGGCGGAGATAGGCGCGACGACGCCGCTATCGATGAGGTGGCGAAGGAACGCGAAGTAGTTATCCCCGCCCTCTTCGACGAACATCCGGCCCGCCTCAACGGTGACCTTCTGGAAGGGGTCGACGTAGGTGCTGCCGCCTGCCGCGTGGGGGAGGGCGACCATGTAATCCTGATACTCGCCAAGGCGTGCGTCGGAGGGCTGTATCACTTGCCAGCCCTGCCGCATGTTGCCTGCTACTGCGAGGTCGATCCCGCCGCCGGTGACGACTCCGCCAACACCGGGATCGATGCGGAGCTTGGAGAGTTGGGGAAGCCACTCGCCGCCGACGAACATAAAGCGCATCGGGTGGTGCTTGTAGAGAAACCGGGTCTGCTTCTTAACCCGCCTCGGGATCTTAACTGCGTCCAGCCGCTCGGCCTGAGTAACGCGCTTGCCTAGTACTTGTGCCATGAGTTCCTACCCTCGTTTGACTGTGTTGGGAGTGACGACCCAGGAGGACAGAGCGGCCTTGCCAGCCTTGCCATCCTTGCCCGTCTTGTGAAAACGGATGATCCATCCGTCGGGAGTTCGCTCTCCGGAAGCATGAGCGGCCCCCTCCCTGGACCTGCGGAGCGCGGAACTAACCGCATCCCCGAAGGTCAAGGGAGAGGAGTCACGGAGACTCAAGTAACCGTGAACCGCCATAGCTTTATCGGTCGGTGATGATGGACACGCCTCGCGCGTCCTCACCGATGGCGACCGCATTAAAGGCGTGACCGATGACTCGACACAAACCGGGGTCAGCTACACGCTCAAACTCGGCGTATACCGGGCTCATCGCGGGAGCTGCGATGCTACCGGGCAGGGCACCCGAGGCGCTGGCCTCCGCGTATGCCACACCACCGAGGCCGAACATGGCCCCCGCGCTGTCGGCACCTGCGTTGGCAGTTACGACCGAATCGGACTTCCAGATGTCGACGCCGAGGAAGGAGCCAGAGAAGCCGGGACCCTTCATCGCAAGCATCTCAGCGGTCGGGGCGGAGAAGGAAAGCGCTCCGCCTTCCGAGCGCAGGGATTCCTGCAAGTCGGTGAACTGGGTGGGGTAGAGCACAGCGGCGTAAGGTCCGCTGACAACTGCCTGCTCAAGGGCGAACATGGCCGCGTAGAAGTCGTCAACCGTCATGTCGACGGTGGTGGTTCCCACTGTCGCGGTGAAGCCGTCAATCACGCCGCAGACCTGATCCGTGAAGCGGAGGCTGTAGGCGTTGCTGACTGCTTCAGCGAGGCGTGCGATGTCGAGGTTACCCGCTCCACCCGTCACCGACATCAGGTCGGAGATCTCAAAGGCGATGATCTGCTGAGCGACCGTGAGGCTCAAGGCCGAGTCGGTGATCGCGGTGTTGCCTGCGGCAGTGACCTCATCGGCGTTCGCAGCCGCCATCGGGAGATTCCAGTCAACCTGCGGAGTCTCAAGCTTCGCGGAGCCGGAGCCACCGAGGTCGCCGAGCTTGACGCAGAGCTGCCGGAGATCGGTTCGGTCGTAGACCAGATCCCAGATGAGAGAGTTGAAGACTTCGGCGGCGCGGAGGTTCGCACCCTGCCCCGTATAGGTAATTTCGTTAGCCATTGTGGATCACTCCTGCCGCATCGCGGCGCGTAGATGTTGGTTCAGTCTTCGCTGCGCTCGCCCGTGAGGTGGGAGTGACCGGCGCTTCGGTCGGTGCTCTTACTTCGCCCGTGAGGTGGGAGTGACCTAGCAGAGGACCCGACGCACTTAGGCTAGGCGCACCGAGCGCCGCCCGTCAAGTCTAAAGCGGGACCTTCAGCCCGTTGAGCAGCGAATCCTTCTGTCGCCGGAACTCGTCGCGGCTCATGCTGGCGATGCTGCCGGGCGTGTAGGGCTGGGCGGCGGGCGGGGCTGGCTTACGGCCTGCGTTCGCCTGCGGCATCTGCGGGGAGGTCGGAGCGGGAAGGGCAGGATCCGCGAGGTGGGGATCGATCTGCGCTGTAGGCTGGGGGGACAAGAACGCAGCGACTAGCGGAGTATTCCGCCCCTCCCGCTCAAACCAGTCGGAGAACTCGCCGGGCTCTTCGGCGCGTGCGAACTTAGAGCGCAGCACGTCGGAGACATCGGCATCCTTGATCCCGGCACCGAGCAGCACCCGGTCTTGACCCCATCGAGCCTCGGCCTCGGCGTGCTTCGTCTGGAGTCCGTCGAACTGAGAGCGCACCTCGGATAGCGTCTCTAGCTCTGCCTGGAACGCGCCGGCCTTCTGCTCCCACGCCGCAGCGGTGGGGCGGAGTTCGGCTAGCTCGGCGGTGAGGGCGTTGCGGCTGTCGCGCAGTTCGGCGGTGCGGGTCTGGATTAACTCCTGAACCTGGGCCTCGGTGTAAGTCTTCGGTGTGTCTTCGCTCATTGATGCCCGCCTCCTACGCCGGGGAAGAGTGCCCGCTCTTGGCGGATTGTTTCTAAGTGTGCGATCGCTTCGGCTCGCTCCATGCCGGGGTGCTGAGCTAGGACGATGTCGACCGGGGAAGCTAGGCCGACCTCTAGCAGGGACGTAGCCTCTGCGACCCGGGCCTGTCGCTCCGAGGGTGTCGGGGGCACTGCCATGTATCGGATCGAGTAGCCGGACTCGGGGAGGTTGCCGCCTTCGTTCGCGTTGAGGAGCGCAGCGGAGAGGGCGAGGACTTCCTTGTCGGCCCGCTCAAACTGAGCCTCGCTAGCCTTCTGGATCCTGCGGACCGTCTCGCGCTTGAGTGCGATAGCGTAGCCGGACTCGGCAGCACCTCCGCTCTTCTGGAAGTCGTCGGGGCTCAAGCCGCTGTGCGCGAGCACCCTCTGCTCAAAGGAGTCGACCGCGAGCTGATAGCGCTCGGGATCTACACTCGCGCCGAACTGGCCGAGCCTGCCACCACCGGGCACCTCTTCGGTGAACATAGCGATCGAGGTCGGGTCAAGGTGTACTTCTTTGCGCGCCGCCTTGCCGCTGCCCCGGATGGCACCGCCGCCGAGATGGACGCCGATCGCCCACCGCTGCGAGTAGGCCGCATCTCGGCAGAGGTAGCCCCAGAAGGTCCAGAGCGCGCCGATTAATAGCGTGGCCTCGACCTGCTCGGAGTTGTCGTAAGGGTTCCAGAGCGCCCCAGTCCTTTGAGCATGAAATAATGAATAAGGGAGGACCGCCGAGCCCTCTACTACGTAGGGGTAGTCTCCGCCGCTGAAGCTGCCGCCTAGCACCTGCTCGGTGATGTCGCGGGAGTCTTCGATCTGAGCCCGACCGCTCGGGAGCAGTACCCGATACTTTGGATCCTGCGGATCGCGGAGGTCGAGAACGTCCCAGGTCCATCGGTCCTGTTCGCCCTTCCCGTCTCCGACATCGAGCGAGGCAAGCCGGGCCTCGACTACTAGGTTGGGCTCGTCCGGGTTGTCTGCCGCAGCTTCGGCGTAGACGAGATCGGAAGGCACGGCCCGGTAGAGCAGCTCCCCGCGTTCGGTGCTGTAGTCGGTCCGCATCAGCCCTTCGCGCATCCCTAGAACATTCCGAGCATTGCGCGCACCGATGGACCATAGGCCGTCGTGGCGAACGCGGGTGGCGAACTCGTCTACGTCGGCGGAGTCGTGGGTCACTCGGGGTGCTACGTCGTACTGGACCGCGAGCTGCTTGGTAATCGTGGCGAATAAATTCCTGCTGACATCCAGATTCCCGAAGCGCTCGACGGTCTGCGGCGGGAAGAACGAGCGGCACTTGTTCTCTAGGTCCTGCTTCCACTGCCCCTCAAGTAGCCGGCGACGAAGTCGTGAGTGCGTGCGGCGTGCCTCGTCCTCCTGAGATGGAAGAGGCGGAACGTCTGAGAGTGCGGTTTGATCTTGGCTCATGTGTCCTCGGTGCCCGTCCGTGAGTCGCCCCCGCAAGAGTAAGCGCGCGCGGTGTGCGAGGTCAACACCTATCGCACCTTGATCCGGTCGGTGTTGCGGTGCCTCGTGTCTAGGAACTCCCGCCCAATGTACCGGGCAGCGTCGAGAATGTGAGACAGCTCTTTATTCTGGGACGTGCCGCCCGGCCCCCGCCAGTGACGCAGCCCAGCGATCAAGGCCTCGCAGTTCGGGTGGACGGTGAGCGAGCCCTTGACCATCGCGGAGTGAAGTAGGCGAGCAGTGTAGGCCACCGAGCCCGGACCCTTGCGCGCCGCCTTGATGCGGAACGGTGGAGCGGTGGGCGGTAGGCCGGAGAGCACCGCGATCTTCTGCTCAAGCAACTGGTTCACCCGGTAGCCCGACTCGGCCTTGCCTGCGCTGTTGACATCCCCGCGCGCCACGTCGACCGCTTCGGGTCCTAGGTCCCAGCGTGAGAGCATGTCGAGGATCCCGTTGGCGTCCTCTTCGATCCCGCTGTGCCCTTGGCTCGTGTACTCGTCGAGGAACCAGACACGCGGGTTGCTCTTGTCGCGAGTGTCGAAGCCGCAGAGCAGCGCGCCCTGTCGCCCGTGGCCTTCGCCGTGGTCGATGCCGATCCCAATCTGTAGCTCGCAGTCGGGTAGCTCCTTGCTGACCATCCCGTCGTGCCATGCCCCGTAGAAGCGATCAGGCGTCGCCCCTTCCCACTCGCCCCCGAATCGCTGCGGGCGCTCGGTTGGGAGGATCATCTGCTTGATCGCGTCAAGCTCCTCCTCGCTGAGCCCGGTGTTCTCTGGCGTAGGCTCAACGTGGATGTCCTCGATCAGCCCATCCTCGCACGCATCCTTGAGCCAGCCCACCGGACGCCCGACCGGGGTGAGGGTGAGCCACAAGCAGCCCTTGCGCACTAGCACCCGGCTTTGAGCCTCCGCGAAGATCTTCCGCTCGGGTGGCTCGTCCAGCCATACGAAGTCGAGCGTAGAGCCTGCCGCCGCCAGGGTGCCCGCCGACTGCGAGACGATCCCCATCGAGTCGCCCGTCTTGAGTCTGAGCATCCGCCGCCGCCCGGTGGTGAACCCGCGATCTGGATGGTAGCGGCAGTCAGGGTGGAGCAGCGACTTGGGAAGCAGCTCGTACAGCTTGCCCTCGATCTCTTTGCTGCTGTCGTCGGAGTAGGGAACGAGTCGCCCGGCTACGGGACGGTCGGGGATCTCCCGGTAAGGGTGAGTGTGCGTCAGGAACCACAACGCCTCCGCACAGCCTGCGTAGGACTTGCCGACGATCTGGTTCGGCCCCCTCATGCATCTCGTCTGCGCTTGGCTTCGGTGGAACCGCTCCTGCCCTGGGCGGGGCTGATAGCGGGCGAGCGGATTAGCAGATACGGCGGAAAGGGCGGAAGCTAGCGACACGGGGAGAGCGTAGCACTAGGGCGACGTATTGCGCTTTCTAACTTTCTTTTGTGTATTTACAAAAAAGACTTGCACTTATCTTAAACGTATGTAGAATAAAGACAGTCAAGGGCAATTGAGCCCGAAGGAGACTAAGACAATGACCAACCTGACCGACATTACCGACCTCACCGAAGCCGCCCTCGACGCCCTCCTGGGCCTCGACACCGAGGCCGACGCCGAGGCTGACCGCGCCGAGGCTGACCGCCGCGCCGTCGCCGCCCGCGTGCGCCCCGCTGCCGACCTGAACACCGCCGCCGCTGGCCGCTACATGAACCCGACGGACGCGATGATTGACGACTGGGCCTCCCGTTACGAGGACTAGTCCCGCCCGCCCCCAACACTCTGGCCCGCTTCGGCGGGCCTTTGTCGTTCTAGCAGAGCGGCTCTCCGAAGCCCTTGCAGTCGTCGTCCGAGCACCAAGGCGGGCCGAAGTAGAGAGCGAGACATCCGACGCAGATCCGGCGTGTGCTCCTCGGTTTGATATGCCAGATCGAGAAGATCATCGGTCTGCCAACAGTTCCGCCAGGGTGAAGAGCCTATCGCCGCTCGTCGTCTGCGCCCTGATCTCCTCTTGCAGATCCTCAAGACTCTCCGTCGCGTTGCCCAAGTCCTCCCAGACAACATCCCACGCCCGGCTGTGATAGCCGCGCCGATCGATGCGCTTGAATAACTTCTGGGCCAACACCGCGAGGGACGCGACCTCGGCCAACTGGCACGCGATCTCAGAGCGGCTCGCCCGCATCTAGTGCCTCTGCCGAACTCGGATAGCTTCGACCATCTCGGGGTCCAGCTCGGAGGCTAGGCGGTCGAGCAGTTCGTCTCGGGTGAGGTTGCTGTGGTCGTCGGCGTCGGTCTCCTCGAGAGGTCGGTCAATGCCGAGCACCCGAGCCTCGATCCCCATCATGCCGCTCACGCTTCCCATGCTGCCGAGGCCCCGAGCATGCGCTTGGGGGTCGCGAAGTCGAGCGATGAACTCAGCCCTTGCCCGGCTGCGGTCGATGCCCCGGTATGCCTTCTCGATGTCGTCGAGTACCTCGTCTCGGTAACGGTAGATCGTGCGCTGGTCTACGTCGAGCTGCGCAGCGAGGGCGCGCACAACGCGA